AGGTAGAATAGTATTTCAAGGTTTTTCTGACAAATCACTAAAGGCTTTTAGAAAATCTATGAATGAACTAGGAGTTAACAAACAAAACATAGATGAATTAATTAGCAATGGAATTGATTTTAGAACAACAGCCGCTGCTCTTAAAAATACTATCGCGCAAGGTAAAAATTATAACGTTGCCGTTGATGAATTAAATACAATATTAAACAACAGGGTTAAATATAATTTAAGCGCTGATTATAAAATTTTTGATATGAATATGGGATTGTTTGATGGATTTAAACCTACACTAGGAGCTAAAGAAGACGTAGCTAAAATAATTAAAAGATATCATATTAACAATGGTGAAAAAGGTTTTTCTATAGACGACGCTATGATTGTTGTTAACAATATTTTAAAACGTGTAACTAAAGATCCAGTAACACAAGCACCACAGTTTCCAATCGGCACAGCTAATATATTAGATGACTCAGCTGTACAAATAAAAAGTATAAGTGAAAATATAACTGCAGGTGGTAAGTTTAAAGCTGACAAAGTGGGTGGCTTAATACAAACTAAATCAGATCTTGCAGCATTTAATTCTTTGTTTGGTAAATATAAAAATGCAAAGAATACTATTTACAATGTCATGACGGATCTTGCTGATATAGTATCAAGAGATAAATTTTATACACAGTTATTAGCAGATAGTGAGGCATTACTTGCAAAAGGTGAAAGACCTTTGTTTTATAAATCATACAATGAAGCTTTAAAAAATTTACCTTATCAAGAAATAATACGTGCACCTTTAAAACTTCGTACTAGATTATCTGATCAAGTTTATTCATCACCATTAGATGGATTATTTACAAGTAAAACATGGGCGGACTCTATAAAAACTGGAGATGAAATTATTGGTAGTGCGTTAACAAGATCACTTCCATACAGAGCTATGTTGTTAATACCAAAAGGTATATCACAGGCTGGTAAAACTATTCTTGGTCCTTTTACCCATTTAAGAAACTTTTTTTCTGCGGTATTTACTACAGTACACAGTGGTAACATTTTAATACCACCACAAAAACTAGCAGAGTTTTTTACACAAGCTGTAAAATCTGCACAACCACAGTTATTGTATCGAGCAACAGGAAACCCTAGATTTAGAAACACGCCTCAAGATCAAGGACTATACCAGTTTTTATTAGAAGAAGGTGTGGTAAATCAAAACGTAATAGCTAGAGATATTGAAGGTTTGTTTGGTGATATAACAAGAGCTGGTAAAAGCAATGAAACAGCTGAAGTATTTTTTAACAAATTAGTTAATTCAACAACACAAAAATTTAAAAAATTATATAACGTAGCTCAAGATTTATATACAGCTGAAGATGATGTATTTAGAATTACAAACTTTTTAGCAGAAGGATATAAATATAAAGAAGCTTACAAACAAGCTTTAAAAGATGGTATAATTAAAAAAATGCCTAGTGACTTAGACATCATGAAACAGGCAGCAAAGATAGTTAGAGAAACAGTTCCTAACTATGCGTACGTATCTGATTTTGTAAAAGGTATTAGAAGATCACCACTAGGAAGTTTCGCATCGTTCCCTTCAGAAATTTTTAGAACAGGTGGTAATACAACTATGCTTGCAGTTAAAGAAATGAAAGATCCTGTATTACAAGCTGTTGGTATGAAAAGATTAACAGGTCAAGCTTTAACTTATGGTTTCTTTCCTCTTGCAGCAATGAGCGCAGGTTCTGCATTGTATGGTTTAGGAAAAGAAAAGATAATAGCTATGAGAGAAATACTTCCAACGTGGTCAGAAGATAATACAATCATCGGTGTATACGAAGATGGTAAATACAAATACATAGATTTTAGTCATGGATTCTTTTATGATACTATGATTCAACCGGTTAACACTATTGTAGCTAATGTTGAAAAAGCAAAAGCTGCAGATGAAAATGATCCGCTAATTGTTGGTTTTGCAAATGGTTTATCAAGAGCTTTAGGTAAAGTATTAGAACCATTTTTCTCAGAATCTATTTGGGTTGGTGCAGTAGCAGACGTTATGATTAGAAATGGTATTAAAGATAATGGTAGTCCTGTTTGGAATCCAGAAGATAGTTTGATGACTAAGTGGACTAAATCTACTAGACACGTTGCATACACATTATCACCTGGATCATTACCGCAGCTAAAAAGATTAATTAACGCTATGCAAAATAAATCTCAAAAAGGTGTAAACTATGAAATACCAGATGAATTATTAGGATTTGTAGGTTTCAGAAAAGTGCCACTACAACTAAAAACAAACTTAAACTTTAAAATAGCAGAGTTTCAAGAAGCAAAAAGAAACGAGGCTAAAAAAATATTTGAAGGTTTAAGAACAGGTGATCCTGTTACAGATGAAAATCAAATTATTAGACAATACTTTGAAGCTAATAAATCTTTTTACGAAGATATGAGTAAGTTAAGAAGAGTATACGATGCAGTTAAAACTTTAGGTATGCGAGATGATGTTATTGAAGAACTGTTTGGCGTAAGGGGTGAGTTGCCTTTATATGGTGATATAGAAAACAATGTCTTTTTTCCATTATTAATTTCAAAAGGACAGGTCGCAGGTGTTGAAGATTTAGCTAGAGATAAAAAAATACCTAATATATTAAACGAAAGAGTATTATCTATTATAGAAAGAATGGAAAATGATATGATTGAATTAAAATTAAATAAAGATTTTGATTTAAATTTAGAAAAGTATTTAATAAAACCAAGACAAACTTCGGAATTATTAATAACACCAGATATACCAAAACAAGTTTCAAGCGCAGTGCCTAATCCAAACGTTATAAATAGTGGTCAAACGGCGCAGCTGAATCAAGGATTGACCATGGCTGAAAACGCCTTACTATCTGATGAAGAAAAAGCAATAAAATTAAGATCAAGAGGAATGATAACATAATGCCAGCGGGAGATAAGTTAAAACCAAAGAGTACAAGAGAGCACTTGCTTTCTATATATGGATATATTACAGGATTAAAAAAAGACGTAAAACATATGCACGAAGGTATTCACGATTTGGGCGGTAAGATAGATAAAATCTATTGGGTGTTATTGGGTACTGTTGGGGCAGTATCACTTCTGCTATTGGAAAAAGTTTTCGATAAAGGATTTTTTTAAATTTTTTTTTGTTATACGAAAATCATATTTTTTAGGTTTAACAAACATTTTATTTGTGTCGTCAAATCTGGATTCTTTTATAGTATCCATCCAAATTATACAATCCGCAGGAAACAAGCTTCTTGCTTCAGGGGTAGGAGCAACAAAATCTGCAATCACATGATGGCCCTTTGATTTTAATTTTAATGCTGCTTTAGCCATTCTTTTTGCCTGCCTCTTTCTTCCTTCCTCGGAAAAATCCCAATCGTTAGCAGCTTTTCTTACTTCGTCTGCATTTAATCTTTTTGCATTAATTTTTTTGGCAAGTGCATCTGCAAGCGTTGTTTTGCCTGCGCCAGGTAAACCCATAACTAAAATAATTTTTAAATCCAAGATTTTAATTCTTCGCCCATCACATCACTTGCAATGTTCATTTTAGTCCGTAAAGCTTTTTGTATTTTAATATCTATTGTATCTTCAGCAACAAGATCAATGTAAGTCATAGGTTTAGTTTGACCTATACGATCAATACGTGCTTCTGATTGTAAACGTTTTTCTAAATCATAACCGTTAGAATAATAAATCATTGTACTAGCTGCAGTTAATGTAATTCCAAAACCACCTGTACCTGTTGTACCTACAAAGAATCTACACTCAGGATCTTCTTGAAACTTTTTAATATTTTTTTGTCTATCTTCTGTAGCTGTTGCACCGTAATAATCTACAACAGAATTTTCTCCAAAATGTTTTTTTATTTCTTCTATAATTCTTCTGCAGTCTTCAACATAGTAAGACCAGATAACAGCTTTACCTGATATCTCCCAAAGTATATCCATTAACTCTGTTAATCTATTGCATGGAAGTTGTTGAGGTTTACCATCATCTGTTGCGTGGTAACCACAAGATATTTGATGTAGTCTTAACAACTGCACCATGACTGTAGATGTAGAGCAAACTTTTCCTTCTAATTCTGAGATCGCATACTTTCTCATTTCAGTGTAAAGTTTTTTCTGTATGCCTGTCAATTCTATCTTACGTGTCAAGAATGTTTTCTTAGGTAAATCTAAACAGTCGTCTTTTAAAACACGTTCACTAAATTTTTTTATCTTCTCCTCTAGTTCTGGTATATTTCTTTTGTTTGGACCAACCGGCACACTAACAGATCGCGATCCTAAATTCATTGTTTTCATAATACAGTAGTGCGCTCTGTATGCCCAGAAAGAATCAAAGCCTAACAGATAGTTATCTAGAAAAGCTGCTTGACTAAATAAATCTAATGGAGAGTTTGTAATAGGCGAACCTGTTAATATTCTTCTATACTTAGCCAGTGGTTTTAAAGTCATGATGTTTCTAGTTCTATTTGCTGTAGGAGTTTTGATAGTTGTAGACTCATCGATTGCCATCATTGCTTTATGACAAGATAAGAAACGTCTAGCAAACTCTGTGGCTTTTGGATATGAGAATGCCTCTACATTCATAACCAAAATATGAAAATCTGTTCCAGTTGCAAAGAGTGTATTTAACTCTTTTATTTTTTCCATGGACGAATTAGATGTTTCCCAAAGTACAACTTTCTTTTCAATGTGATTTACCATGTGAGTAGGTATCTCACCATCGTACCAGTTTTTATAAACACCTTTTGGTGCCACCAATAACAGGCCATTTATCTCGCCTTTATCGTAAAGCATTGAAGCATTATCTATTAATACCTTAGATTTACCTGTACCCATTTCCATAAAATAGGCAAAATATTCTTTATCCCAAGAACGTTCTAACGCTTTTAACTGATGCTCATATGGCTTCGTTTTAAATTTATAATTCATGTTTACTTTTACTTTCTAATTGTTATATATTATCTGAAAGATAAAAAGTCAATGAGCAAAGTTTATTTAATCCAAGACATACCAGGAACCAGCAAAGGTGAACCTAAATATAATATTGTTGGTGCACAGAAATATGGTGAGATTGTGTCATTGCTTCCAGAGTTTTCACAAATGATTCATTCACCAGGGCCTTTGGTTATGAAACTTAGAACTCTTCTAAAGAACTATACTGAAGATGATTATCTTTTATTGTCAGGTGATCCTGCAATTATTGGTGTAGTCTGCTCTTTAGTTTCAGATACAACTAATGGTAAATACAAATTATTAAAGTGGGACCGTCAAGAAAAAACTTATTACCCTATCGAAGTAAATATTTTTCAAAAATAAGTTGACACTAAATTTATTATCACTATATTTCAAATTGCAAAAAGAAATTATTATTAATGATTAAACTAACAAACACATATAAGGAAAGCTATGACTATAGATCTACGAAAAGATGCACCGAATCAGGTGTCAAACGTCAATCCAGACGAACTATCAAATGAAATTAATACGCTTCAAGAAATAAAACAAGAAGTTATTAATCAAGAAACAAAACTGAAAGAATTAAAAGAAAGAGAAAAATATTATTCTAATATTATTATTCCTGATCTTATGAATCAGTTGAATCTCAAAACATTAAAATTAAAAGACGGATCAGAAATATCCGTTAAAAATATATTTGGTGTCTCAATTATTTCTTCTAAAAAAGAAGAGGCACACAACTGGCTTCGGAATAACGGACTAGGTGCAATTGTGAAAAATGAAATCACAGTTAAGTTTGGTCTTAACGAAGATAACAAGGCGGAGCAATATGCTTCACTTGCAAGAGGACAAGGTTATGAACCCGATCGGAAAATTGCAGTTCATGCCGGAACCCTTAGAACAACTTTGCGGGACTATCATGATAAAGGTGGTAGCATACCTGCAGAGTTGTTTACAACGTTTGAAGGAAATCAAACTGAAATAAAAACCAAAAACTAAACTACTAAACTAACAAACATTAAGGAGTAAATTATGGATAAAGAAGTAGTAAAAAAGAATAGTGCGGGATCACTTGCCACTATCAATCTCAGAGGCGACGCTGGTAAAGGCGCTGAAGAAATTAAATCGGACGATGTATCAACTCCGATTTTAAAAATTCTTCATCAACTTTCACCTGAGTGCAATGAGAGAGATCCAAAATATGTTGAAGGTGCTAAACCTGGCATGATATATGCAGCAGGCTTCACGCAACTTATCAACGGTAATGAGGGACTCAATGTGATTATAGCACATTCTCAAACTAGATATCCGGAATGGCAGGAGAGAGGCGATAGTGCTTCAGCTCCAGTCGGAACTCATTTAGAGATTCCAGCGGATGCTGTGGAAGAAAAGAACGGTAGGTATAGATTACCTAACGGAAATTATGTAGAGAAAACTGCATACTTCTACGTATTAGCATTGGTCGATGGTGAACCTAGACCAGCAGTAATTGCTATGCGATCTTCTAATCTTACACCAGCGAGAGAGCTTAATAATCTTATCAAGAATCTTAGATTCTCTGATAAAGATGGTTCTTTCAATCCAGCTGCATACTCAGCAGTTTATAATTTAAAAACTGTGGGTAAAACAGCGGGCAGTAAAAGCTGGCATGTCTACAAACCATCAAGAGTTAGAAATCTTGATGTCAGTAAAAAAGAGGATGCAGATCTTTATGAAGTTGCACAACAACTTCAACAGACTGTATCAAAAGGTGCAGCGAAACCAAAATACGATGCGCCTAAAAATACTGGAGACATAGTATAACCGAGTACTTGTTGAGTACACTTGCGAGAAGGGCGGGAAAGCGAGAGTGGAACCGCCCTTATTAAATTATGAAAGATTTTGAAAAGTATTTTACTGGCTTAAAAAGAGATTTTGGTTTTTGCAATGTCAAGAACGGATACCATGATCCTAAAACAAACAAACTTAAATTTGACCCAGGTGATTACGGTTGGGCTAAAAGACCTATAACAGATAAAGATTATCAAGATCATTTAAATGGACAAAAATCTATTGGCCTACAAGCATGTGATGATGAAAGCATGGCTAGCTTTGGTGCAATTGATGTTGACCCTGATGACTATGAAAAGTTTGACTTACAAAAATATTTAAAAGTTATTGATAAAAAAAATTTACCTGTAATTCCTATCGAGTCTAAAAGTGGTGGACTTCACATTTATGTATTTACAAAAGAAAAAGTACCTGCATCTTTAATTAGAGAATTTTTATCTAACTTATTATTTCTGTTTGGTCTACCATCTAAGACAGAAATATTTCCAAAACAAACCGCACTTGGTAAAAATCAAAACGGTGAGCGAACATCTGGTAGTTTTATTAACCTTCCATACTTTAATGGTAATGAGAGAAGAGCATATAAACCTGATGGAAGTAAAATGGATTTAGATTATTTTTTAAAAGTAATTGAAGCTAATCTACAAACAAAAGAAAGTTTACAAGAAGTTAGTAATAAAAAAATAAAAGAAGTATTAACTGGTGGACCTGAAGAGTTTGCTGATGGTCCTCCATGTCTACAAATGATATGCAAAGAGATACAGGAATCAGGAACCAAACTAAAAGATGAAAGAGATAGATTTTTATATAACTACATGGTGTTTGCTAAAAAGAAATTTAGTGAGAACTGGGAAAAGAAAGTATTAGAAGCAGCCAGAAACTATATCTTGTACGATGAGATATGGGGTGATGGTAAAGTAGAAGAGAAAATTAAATATTGGAAAAAAGATACAGCAGGTTTTAAATGCAATGATTTACCTATATCATCATATTGTGCGAGGGGCACATGTCTAAAAAGAAAATTTGGTATTGGTGGTCACTTTGATTCGCAGTGGCCATCAGTATCAGGTTTAATTAGAATCATGTACAAACCTGATCACGAATATTTTTTTAATGTAGAAGTAGCTGCAGATAAAATTGTACAAGTACACGCACGTAGTATTAAACAGTTTAACGAGATGAAACAGATGCGTAGTCTGATTGCAGATCATACAACAACGTATCCACCAAGCATAAAAGAAAAAGAATATCAAAATATATTAAATGGACTGTGGGCAACTATGGAAACTATTCAACCACCTGCCGGTACAAATCCTGTAGATATGTTAAAGAAAGAATTATTTACATATGTCAATGGACCCAAAGCTAGCTCGTATGCAGCATTTAAAAGTGGATCTGTATTACATGAAGATCAACATTTTTATTTTGTGTATGATAAGTTTTACGATGAACTAAAACGTGGAGACTGGAATCAAGAGCGAGCAAGAACAGCTACGATGATTAAACAATATTTTAAAGGAGAGTTCGATTGTCAAAAAAGATTTCCAAAGGGTGATAACGAAGAATCATTTCCACCACTACGAGTTTTAAAACTTCCAAAGGAAGGTTTAGAAAAAGAAGAGATACCAGAAGAAATAATAGAAATAGAAGATAAGGAGAATATAGTATGACAAAGCCACCTAAAATTTATATATCTATGCCAACATATGATTTAATGCATGTATCAACTTGTTTATCGTTGGTAAAGTTATTTAATAAATTTACAATTGCAAAAATGCCAGCAGAAATAGGAACATTTAAATGTCCCTACGTTGGTTATGGAAGAAATGTTTTGACTGCAATGTTTTTAGAATCAGGTTTTGATTATCAATTGTTTGTAGATGCAGACATGGAGTTTGAACCTGATGTTATTGGACGTATGATATTAGCTAACAAGGACGCTATCTGTGTTCCATACAGAAAGAAAACACAAGATCAAGTATTAAAATTTTCTATAGAGTTTAACGATCCGACTAACATTCAAGTGGATGAAAAAGGTATTGTAGAATTAAAAGCTGGACCTGCAGGTCTAACATTAATTCATAGAAGAGTTTATGAAAAACTAATAAAAGATAATCCACACCTTAAAATAAAACAAAAAGAAATAATATCTGAAAAAGCAAATTCATATTTTTATAATTTTTGGGATACCACATTTGGTAAAGATGGAACATGGTGGGGTGAAGATGTTAATTTTTGTAACTTAATTAGAAAATCAGGTTTTAAATTTTATGGAGTAGTTGATGGAAAAACAACACATCACGGATCATTTGGCTGGACTGGATCACTCAAGGATGGGTTTAAGAAAGCCAATGGAAAAGATCAATAAAATCTACGGACCACCTGGTACCGGTAAAACATTTAGATTAATTAGACGTGTAAAAGCGTACGAACGTATTGGTGTGCCTTTACACAAGATAGGTTATTTTGCATTTACTAGAAAAGCTGCGGAAGAAGCACGTAAAAGAATTAATGTGTCTGAAAAAGAAGTGCCATACTTTCAAACCATACACGCGTTCTGTTATCATTTACTTGGACTAAATGAAGAAGACATCATGCAACCGTATCATTACGAAGACCTTGGTAAAAAATTAAATATACGAGTTTCATTTAATGATAAGTACAACGAAGAGGAAACACATTTTTTAAGTTGTAATAATCCATACTTTCAAATGATACAAAGAGCTATAAATAAAGACATAGATATTAGAGCAGAGTTTGATCTTAACGAACATGATAAAAAACAAGTAAGTGATTATGACACTCTTAATCACATTTATAGAAATCTTTTAGTCTACAAAGATAAAAATAATCTTTTTGATTTTAACGACATAATAAAATCTGTTTTACATTCTGATAAAATACCAATGTTCAAAGCTATATTTATTGATGAAGCACAAGACTTATCACCATTGCAATGGCAACTGTATGATAAATTAAAATATCATTGTGAACAAATGTATCTAGCTGGTGATGACGACCAAGCTATTTATGCGTGGGCTGGAGCAGATGTTAAAAGATTTGTAAAAGAACCTGCAAGAGAAATTGTATTAAGAAAATCAAGACGTATATCAAAAGCTGTTCAAGAAGAATCGACAAGACCTATTAATAATATTATTGGAATTAGAAAACTAAAAAAATATTATCCAAGAGACCACGAAGGTGAATCACATTATATATCTGATCTTAACCAAGTTGATCTAACACAAGGTAAGTGGCTAATCCTTACAAGAACTAAAAGCAATCTGTTAGATATTATGAAAGATTTAAAACGTAAAAATTTTTATTATCAAAGTAACAAAGGTAAAAGTTTTAAAGTGGGTATGTATGAAGCTGCGGTGGCATACACTAAATGGACAATGGATGAAATATTAGATGAAAAAGAAATAAGTGCAGTAAAAGAATTTATACCCACAGGTAAATGGGATGCTAAAGTTCCATGGTATGACAAGTTCGTAGCAGATCAAAAAGAAATTTTATATTTAAGAAACTTAATTGCATCAAAAGAAAATTTAAAAGAAAAAGCAAGAATATGGTTGTCAACTATTCATGCAATAAAAGGTGGTGAAGAAGACAATGTAATTTTATCTTTGCACCAAGGTCGTACTGTACAACAAGGAATTAAATCAAGTGTTGACAAACAAGATGAAGAGCATAGAGTGTGGTATGTTGGAGTTACGAGAGCAAGAAATAATCTATATAAACTGAGAGCAAAAAAGAAATTAAGGGAGTATCAACTATGACAGATAAAAATATATTGGATGAAGCGTTTCCACAATATACTCAGGTCGGCGGGAATCACTATACAAAGTTTCCGATTCAACCTTATGAGTTTATTTCTAAAAACGATTTATCATTCTTTCAAGGCAACGTTATTAAATACGTTTGTCGCTATCAACGTAAAGGCGGTGCAGAAGATATTAAAAAGATAATACACTACTGCCAGTTAGAATTAAAAAAAATGAAAGACATGAAGAATAAATGATATTGCCTCAAACAGAATGGGTTCAGCCTACAGAATATCCAGATCTTAGATCTTACGATGAGATTGCAATAGACTTGGAAACAAGAGATCCAGATTTAAAATCAAAAGGATCTGGTGCAGTCATTGGTAATGGTGAGGTGGTTGGTATAGCTGTAGCTACATATAATGACAAATGGTATTTTCCTATTGCTCACCAAGAAGGACCCAATATGGACAGAGAGAAAACTTTAGAGTGGTTTAAAGATATTCTTAAATGTCCAGCTACAAAAATATTTCACAACGCAATGTACGACGTATGTTGGATACGTAATCTAGGTTTAGATATTAATGGTTTAATAGTAGATACAATGATTGCGTGCTCACTATTAGATGAAAACAGATTTTCATATACATTAAATACATTGTCTTGGCATTTTTTAAACGAAGGCAAAAACGAAAGAGCACTGAACGAAGCTGCAAAGTCAAGAGGACTAGATGCAAAAGCTGACATGTGGAGATTACCTGCGCACGAAGTTGGAGCATACGCTGAGAAAGATGCAGAATTAACTTTTAAACTTTGGCAACATGTAAAAAAATTATTAATTGAAAATGATCTTGAAGAAATTTTTAATCTTGAAACGGATCTTTTTCCTTGTCTCGTTGATATGCGTTACCTAGGCGTTCGCGTAGATACTCAAAGAGCTTACGAATTGCGTAAGGAGTTAATTGGACAAGAGCAACTGTTACTGCGAGAAGTTCAAAAAGAAACAGGAATAGAGACTCAAATATGGGCAGCAAGATCGATTGAAAAAGTTTTTCAAAAGCTAAACTTATCTTACGAGCGTACTGCGAAATCCGGTGAACCATCATTTACTAAAAATTTCCTTTCAAATCACGAACATCCTATCATACAAAAGATAGCCGAAGCAAGAAAGATTAATAAAATAAATACAACGTTTATTGATACAATATTAAAACACGAACACAGAGGTAGAATTCATGCAGAGATAAATCAAATTAGATCTGATGATGGAGGAACTATTACAGGTAGATTTAGTTATGCTAATCCAAACTTACAACAAATACCCGCACGTGATCCTGTGTTAGGTCCAATGATTAGAAGTTTGTTTATACCTGAACAAGGTTGCAAGTGGGGTTGTTTTGACTACTCGCAACAGGAACCAAGACTTGTTGCACACTATGCATTGCGTTATGGTTTACCATCTGTAAACACAATTGCAGATTCATATGACACAGATTCATCAACAGACTTTCACAAAATAGTTGCAGAGATGGCAGAAATACCAAGATCACAAGCTAAAGTTATTAACCTTGGATTATTTTATGGTATGGGTAAAGCTAAATTACAAGCAGAATTAGGTGTATCTAAATTTAAAGCAGAGGAATTGTTTGATAAATATCACTCAAGAGTTCCATTCGTAAAACAATTAATGAATGAAGTTATGAAAGCTGCAGCTAACAAAGGACAAATTAAAACTTTGTTAGGTAGACGATGTCGATTCCCTAAATACGAACCCATACTACGTGGCAGTGATTGGGGTAAATACATACCACCAGAGGACGAAGAACGTATGCAGGATCTACAAAAGATGGGACCATACTTAAAAGACGATGAAGATGAAGTATTAAAAGACAAAGATGGTAATCCTAAAAAGAATTATTGGCATAACAATCCAACACGTAGAGCATTTACATACAAAGCTTTAAATAAACTTATACAAGGATCAGCAGCTGACATGACTAAAAAGGCCATGTTAGAATTATACAAAGAAGGTATCACTCCACATATACAGGTGCATGATGAATTAGATATATCTGTCATCAGTGATTTGGAAGCAGCTAAAATAAAAGATGTGATGGAAAACGCAGTTGACTTAAAGATACCAAATAAAGTAGACTACGAGGCTGGTCCTAATTGGGGTTCAATCAAATGAGGAATAATTATGGCATACTTAAATGTAAATATACCACCAACCTATGCTCAAATAAAAAGAGAGTATCTTTATGATTTACAAAAACATCATGGAGAAGTTGAAGACTGTATTATCTTTGGTTTATCAGCTCTCACTGGACGTGCTATATTATTTCATGCTATTATGGAAAACGGTGCAATATTTTATCGCTTACCAATTAGCGCGTTTATTCAAAAGGG